GAGATGTGTGATATTGTGGAGGTTGGACAACCTAGTTAAGTACAATGAAGGTCCAGTTGAATTCATTGGAAAGGTTGACAACAAGTATAGGCATAGAATGCCCACAAAGAGTGTTTTAGTGGCATCACCATTAAATCACACTTTTGGGGAGCCTAAGATGGTCCCAGTGGAGTTGAAGTTCAATAGAGAATTGAACATCTCGCCAATGCAGAATTGTGTTTCTAAGATTGGCAAGCCAGATCCACCTGAGAGGCCAGATGTTGGGGTTCTTCGAGAGTTGGGTTCCCAAATTGTTGGACAGATTGGGTTCCATGTTCCACCTGCGGTCTATACACAGGATGAGGCTATCAATGGGAAGAAAAACGCGGAATTTTCACGAGGATTGAACATGAAAGCTGGTGGAGGTTTCATGCCTAAGGTGTGGGAAGAGGTTGACATTGGTGGAAGAGGAAAAGGAAAGAAGTATCTCTTCATTGTGGTAAAGGAAGAAGGGAAAGAGAAGTACTACGTGGCTAAGAAAGGTTTTCAGAAGCATATTGATGAAGATCTTGAGAGAATGAAGAGAGGAGAGAGGCCGAGATACATAGCGGAGTTGAACATGAAGGATGAGAAGAGACCATTTGAGAAGAGATTCATACCGAGGCCTTTTGCAGGTTTGAACACCATTCATATTATCTTGATGAAGAGATATTTTGGTGCGTTCTTTGAAGCCTGTGCAGCAAGCTCGTTTGAGACTGGAATAGCTCTTGGCGTCAATCCACATTCGTTAGATTGGGGGAAATTACTTCAGCGAATGAAGGAAATTCATCCTAAATTTAACAAGTTTGAGGGAGATGCCAAGCAGTGGGACTGGTCAATGCTTCTGGAGTTTCTGGATGAAGCTTTGAATCTCTGTGAGGAATGGTATCAAAGGAGTTGTACAGTTCATGGGATGACATACAACCCGGAAGATGCCAAGGTGAGAAAAGTGTTGTTTGAGCAGGCAACACGAGAGATCTTGATGTTGGTTGGGAGAGATGTGATCAAGATTAAGAGAGGAGGCCTTTCAGGATGGTTAGGAACATTTCTTTTCAATTGCATAGTCAATCTGTTG